ACTCTAAAGCGTTATTCAAAGAATCAACTAAAGACCTTATCACCGCCATACTATTCTCCAACAGAATCGAAACATACAACCCGCTGCATGAGTTCTTTGAGTCAGATGTTAAGCCAGTTGACAACCGTCCAAACTTATCCAAGCTGCTCGGTAGTATTAAAACAGATACACCGAATGCCGATAAGTTCATCATTAAGTGGCTTGTTTCAGTTGTCGCTTCCGCTTATGGTTTCCATTCACCATTGGTGCTTATCTTCTCAGGAGAGAAGCAGGGCACTGGCAAGACGCATTGGTTTAGGTATCTATTACCCAAAGAGCTGCGCTTCCTATTTGCCGAGAGCAAGATGGATGCTGGTAAAGACGATGAAATACTAATGACAAAGAAGCTACTAATACTTGATGATGAATACGGCGGCAAATCCAAAAAGGAGGAGAAGCGGCTTAAGGAGTTGACCTCTAAAGAGTTCATCAACGTGCGCGAGCCATACGGCAGGGTATCTGTTGACCTTCGCAGGCTCGCAGTATTTTGCGGAACATCAAACGAAACACAGATACTATCCGATCCAACTGGCAACCGCAGGCAAATACCAATCCATATATTGGACATTGACCATGAGCTTTATAACCAATGCGATAAGGCAGAGCTATGGCGCGAGCTGTACGCGATGTATTTAGCTGGCGAATCATATACAGTCCTTAAAGAGGAGATAGCGCTCTTAAATCAATCAACTGATTCATTTAAGCACTCAACACCGGAGGAGGACTTAATCCATAAGAAGCTTGACATTGGAGATAGAGCCTTTGGAGAATGGATGTCGCTTACCGATATTCAGCAATACTTGATGGTGGAAACTAAGTTTAATTACCTCAACACTCAGCGTATTGGTTCAATACTTACATCTTTAGGATACCAACAAGAGCGTAAAATGAGAGGTAATTCCAAAGTAAGGATGTACTTTGTCTCCAAACTTACTATGTAGTGGACCACTATGGACCACTTACTATTTATGAAGTGGTCCATTGGAAACCATTGTGTCAGTAAGACCGCAGCGATTTTGGACCACTTACCACTTACTTTTTACTAAACCCTTATAAATATATATATGCACACACACACACACACACACACATCACATATGCTACTTTGGGAAGTGCTAAAACAAGTGGTCCAAGTGGTCCAAGTGGTCCAATTATGAGCGAAGCAACCCTCCAATCTAAGGCATTTCAGAACCTATGGAACAGCCGCCCAGACCTACGTGGGCGCGTGTTTGCTATAAATAACAACAGCCAAAACGGAATTAAAGGAGCACTTAATAAAGCTATGGGTGTTGTCGCAGGCGTAGCCGATATGTGTTATTTGAAACCCGAAGGGAAGACAGTTTGGATTGAATGGAAGACCGAAAGCGGAAGGCAATCGCCTGAGCAAGTTAAGTTCCAGCAGCTATGCCTCTCGCTTGGGCACGAATATCACATCGTTAGAAGTGAAGAGGAATTTCTTGCGGTAATATTGCATAATCAAATAAAATAGTTACCTTTGCAAATATGAAAGATGAAGTTAGAATTGTTTCAGAAGAATTTGTAAGTCATAATATCATTAAAGTTACTTTAACAGATAAAGGAAATAAAAATGATAATTATCACAATGTTTCTGTTACTGTAAAGTTTGAAGATTTAGCATCAACAAGTTTATATTTAAATGGAGAGTATTGTGATTCATTTGAATTTACTTTTGAAGGTCACGCAGAAAGATATACATTTCTTGAAGCATTTAAAATGATTGTAAGGGAGCTATCAGATGGAACAGAAGATAGAACGTAGAGGCGGAGTGCGCGAAGGTGCAGGACCGCCATTTGCATACGGCGAAGCAACTTGCAACCTCACTGTGAGGATTCCTGCTTCCCGAAAGGATGAGATACGCGAAATGATTAAACAATACTTACTTCAATATCGTGTCAATGCAAAGAAATAGATGGCGCAGCGGTTACTTCAATATTGAAGATGAACACTTCATTGGCTACCTCACACCAACGGGAGGGGCTCAGGATGTGCTTGTAAGATTTGGATTGAAAAGTATGCAGGAGATAATGGAGGCATCAGAAGATATACAGATGCAAGTGCCGAATGAATACCTTATAGGCTCGCTAAGGCAAGATGACAAGGGCTATCTTACTGCCGATGTGATAATGTACAACAAGGTTGTAAGATTGAAGCTCACACAAGAGCAGATTGATAGAGCAAAAAACATATCTTTGTATAATAAAAGTAAGTGATTCGATGCCACTATTTCAGGGAGACACCCAAGCGATAATTACAATGAACATCCGCAAGCTAATTAGCGAAGGGTATTCAGCTCAACAAGCTGTGGCAATCGCCAACGCTGAGGCTGCTAAAAGTAGAAAGCGAGGTAAGTAATACAACGAAAAAACAACGTATGGCAGGAGGTAAAGGTAAAATAGAACCACGTTGGAAAAAGGGAGAGAGTGGAAATCCAGGAGGTCGTCCCAAGAAGCTACCTGAGCTGAGCAAGCTAATGGCTGATATACTTGGCGATGAGAAGAACGGGCTGACGACTGCGGAGCGCATCCTTAAGGCGATTGAAGCTAAAGCATTACGTGGAGACATTAAGGCGGCAGAGATGCTGCTTGATAGAGGCTATGGCAAGCCGAAGCAAACGCAAGAGACCAACATTACCAGTAGCGATCCTTTGGTGATTATAAGAACAATAGAGGGTAAGTCAGAGCAATGAGCTTCACATTAACCAAGACACAAACATCAGCCTTCGATATGGCAACCAGCGGAAACAAGCGAGTAATTGTTTTCGGGGGTGCTATACGATGGGCTCCCCTTGCAGAAATGTAAGGGGGAAAGATTAACGAGGTGGAAAAACCTACTGGCTATTATTAACTATCACACACCTCGCGCTAACCTATGGCGGCAGTCGTTGGGTAATCATCCGCAAGTCGCTGCCCGACTTAAAGCGCACCACGTTTCCATCATTCACTGGACTGCTTGGCGATGGGCTAAATGCACATATCAGAAGTTGGAACAGAGATACTAATGTTGTAACATTCAACAACGGCAGCGAGCTTATCTTTATGGCAGAGAGTTTCGATGAGGATAAAGACCTCAACCGCTTTAGAGGATTGGAAGTTAACGGCGCAGGGCTTGATGAAGTCAACGAGCTGCAAGAGCCAACTTTCTACAAGGTGCAGGAGCGCATCGGAAGTTGGAACAAGGCGCATGGCAAGCCGCCGATTGTTTGCTTGGCGACTTGCAACCCTGCTAACAATTGGGTGAAGACTGTGATATACGACCGATACCGGGATGGCAGCTTGCCTGAGCGTTGGAGCTACATACCATCAAAGATAACCGACAACCCTCACATCCCTGCCGAGTACCTTGAGTCATTGAAGGAACTACCGCCAGTGCAGTATCAGCGTTTCGTTGAAGGCGACTGGGATATCTTAGACGATGTTGCTAACCCATTCCTTTACGAGTGGCAGGATGAGAAGCACATTGATGATAGCATCGCGCTCAATCGCAATATACCGATATTCATAAGTGTCGATTTCAACATCAACCCACTATGCGCACTGGTGATCCAACAACTGCCGCGAGGCTGCGTGGTAGTCGATGAGATAAAGATTGATAAGGGCAGCGTTGATGCGTTCTGCGATTACATCGAGCGAATGAGCATACCAATGGGCTTGCTGCGGATCACTGGCGATGCGATGGGTAAGGGCGGCACAGTGCAGCAGCGCGATAACTCAAGCGCATACACGCAAATCAAACGCCGATTACACCTGAGCGATTCGCAGATAATAATACCAGCCAACCCGACGCACTACAACAGCCGCATTGATTGCAATGCTGCGCTAAGGAAGCTCGACATCAGAGCCAACTCGGTAAAGTGCAAGGGCTTCGTGTTCGATGCAAAGCAAGTGCAGTGCGATAGCAACGGCAGCATCATCAAGAGCAATAGAAGAATTTTAAGTGAGCGTGCCGATTTCTTAGATTGTTTTCGTTACTTTGTGAACGCAATTTTAAAACGATACTTATGAGCGTATGCACACCTTGTTACAATGCAGGCGATTACATTGATGCCTGCTTAGGTAGTTTCACCTTCGGAGCTGTTGAAGCCGATACCGAATACTTCGTTTGGGTGCAGCACAACGCTACTGGCAATGTGATGCTCATTGAAGCTGAGAGCGATGGCGAAGGCAACATAACTATTGAAGGGCTATCCCTTGACCCGATGCAAGGCTACACGATATGGGTAACACTAACCGCAACAGAGCAAAGCCATCAAGATATCACAGTCGATGGCGATATTTACAAGTGTTTATCATTCTCAGCTGCATTGATACAATGAGCAGGATAATGGCAATCATAGAAGGTTGGTTTTATTATATAACCAGCAATAGAGACGCAAGAGCAAGGAGCAAGCCTCGCACTGCGATATGTAACTTATGCCAGCATAAGAACAAGAAGCTAAACAGTTGCAATGAGTGCGGATGCTTCTTGCCTGCAAAGACGCGAGTAGAAGATGCGGAGTGCCCATTTGGTTATTGGTAGCTATGGCAGCGTTTATCCACGTTCATACTAAGCTAATTCAGTTTATGGACACTGAGGATGAGAAGTTGCAAGAGTTAACAACTGAGGAGCTTGGATACACCGATATAATTGTTAACTTAAATGAGATAATGTACATATTCCACGATGGCAGAAGTACAATAGTAAAGATGTCAAACGCTAATGAATTACAAATAAAAGAATCTATAAATGAAGTTCACCAAGCAATTAAAAGAGCGAGCGCGCTCTATCTTCCGCAGTAAGCAGAAAAGCGAATACAACTTAGTAAAAGTATTCGAGCACGAAGGGCATACATACTACCGCTTCCCGAAGGAGCTCAACCTACCATTGGAGCGCTTCAGTATGTCAATGGGCTTACTTGAGAGATTAAGCTGCGGACTGAGCGGCACGGAGATGGAGCTGATACTTGAAGGAATGGAGAAGGCGCTAAGTGCAGGGCTGAGCAATGCAAAGAACGCTGCGCTTGTTGCTGCGTATATCCACATCATACGCGAGCGGCAGGACACAGTTATTCACCGCGACATCTTGCTTAACATTGCAGCTACTTGGATAGTGCGCGATGACGAGAATCCTGCGGCGATAAACATTGACACCCACGAGCAGAAGTTGCAAGTATTTGAGAAGCTGAGCAAGGGAGGTGCGAAGGATTTTTTTTACAGCTTGGGTATCGACCCGCTGATGCCCTTGTTCACTATGTCAGCCGCCGACTTTCAGACGCTATGGGAGTACAACCTAATAGCTCAAAGAAAGTTGAAAGAGAGCATCTTCCGATTAAATACTCACCGCGATACCGAGCGGCGCAAGCAGCAGACCACCTAAAGGGGCAATGCCTGATATTGAGTGGTGGCAGCACTATTGAGTATAATGAATTGATGCGTGGTGATATTGATTTATATTTGCGTAAATTTGAAGCGCACATTAAAGCTCAAAAGTAAATGGCAACAGCAACGATTCAGATAGCCTATGAAGCGGAAACCACATCGCTAAAGGGAACGGTTAACGAGATTAATAAAATCAATGACCAAGTTGTTGAGAGCGCGAAGGAGTCGGCTACTAAGGCGAAGAAGGAGTATGTCGGCATTGCCAATGCGTTTGGAGCTGCCTTTAGTGGCGGTCAGGCAAAGAAGGCATTGGACAATCAGGCTAAGGCGATTGACAACTTAGGTAAGTCGGGCAAGAGTTTGACTGGGCAGCTACGAGGATTAAAAGGCGAGCTTGCTGCGCTGGAAATTGCAGGGCAAGAAGGCACTGCGGCATTTAACCAGTTGCTTATTGCAGCGGCAAAGCTCGAAGACCAGATTGGAGATACAAGGGCGCGAGTAAAGATACTTGCGAGTGATACATTTAAGTTTGATGTTGCTGTTGGTGCAACGCAGGCGCTCGCATCAGGCTTCGAAGTTGCGCAAGGTGCGGCGGCATTGTTCGGCAGCGAGTCTGAAGATTTGCAGAAAGTAATTGCAAAAGTAACAGCAGCCACTGCGGTAGCGAATGGAGTTAATCAGTTAGCCGCATTAATTAAAGAGGAAAACGCACTTAAGACTGGAATACAAACAGCAGCTGAAAATGCTTATGCTCTTGCAGTAGGTAAATCAACTGGAGCTTTGAAGGTGCTAAGATTAGCACTTGCAGCAACTGGCGTCGGAGCTTTGATAGTTGGCTTAGTTGCTTTGATTGAGAACTTTGATAAGATTAAGGATGCCATCAACGGAACATCAGATACAACAAGAGCACTGGCAGCTACATTGGATGAAACTAAGACTGCATTAGGCTCAGCATCAGAACAGACAATAAAGGTAGGCACTGCTTTCGAGTTGGCTAAGAAGGGAGTAATATCTAAGGAGGAGGCATTGCTAACTTACAATGAAACGCTTGGAGCTACCTTTGGTAAGACTGATGATTTGAATGTTGCTGAGGCTAACTACATCAAGAAGAAGGATGCTTACATAGCGGCAACAGTTGCAAGGGCGCAAGCTCAAGCATTGTTTGCTCAATCGGCAGTATTATCAGCTGAGGCGGCAACTGCATCTCAAGAAGATGTAAGAGGAGTGGGAGAAAAGATATTAGCTTTTACAACAAGGGCAACTGCTCAGTTTATTAAAACTAATACAGCAGGCTTTATTGACTTAACAGATGAAGCGAAAAACTTTAATAACAACAGAGCAAAGCTGGCTCAAGAAGAAGTTAAAACATTAAAGAATGCGCAAGCGGAGAACGTGCTTAACTTAGGAAAGTCAAAGTTAGAAGAAGCGGAGATAATTGAAAACAGCGCAGGAATATTAAGCGAGGCTGAGCAAAAGATTGAAGAGCAAAGAGCAGAGAAAAGAAAGGCGGCAGCGGAGAAAGCACTTGAGGCGGCAAAGAAAGCGGCAGAAGACCAAGCGAAAGCAAGGGAGTCATTAGCGGCAAAAGAATTACAGTTGTTTGAATCGCAGCTAAGTGCTGAGGATAAAATAAGAAGCGACAGCAACAATGAAGTGATTGAACTTGAGAAGCAGTTTGCTGCGGCAAAGTTTAAAGCAGGCAGCGATGAGGAGCTTGCTGCTACACAGAAGTTGACTGATGCGATTGCGGTTATCAGGACAAATGCTAACAAGCAAATTGAGGTACTTGACAAGGCAACGCAAGATAAGATATTAGCTGAAAGGTTGGAAGCGGCGAAGGCAGCGGAGGGCGCGACATTGCAGCAGCAGCTCGAAGCACTGGAGAATCAGCAAAAGATTGAACTTGAAAATGTCAACTTGACTGAAGCTGAAAGGTTAAAGATAATTCAGAAGTATGGACCGCTAATTGGCAAGGCAAGAGCTGACATCGCAGACCAAACGCTCAACGATGAAATAAATAAACTTAAGACATTAGAGATAACTGAGGGTAGCAGCTTAGAACGCAGGGAGGCATTGATTAGAGCCGAAGGTGCAAAGCGAGTTAAAGCAGCAGGAGATGATGCAGAAGCGATTAAGTTAATTAATGCGGAGACTGATGCGGCTATTACAGAGGAGAATAAAAAAGAAATCGACAAGCGGATTGATTTAGCTTTTCAATATGCTGATGCGGTGGTTGGTATATTAAATACTTTAAACGAGCTAAGCAAGCAACAGACCGAGAACAGAATTGCAGATATAACAACACAGAGCGAAGCCGAACTAAACGCAATTAACTCAAGTAATGATTTAGAGAGAGACAAAGCAAGACAGCGTGCTGCATTAGAGGTAAGAACTCAAAGGGCTATTGCTAACGAAAAAACTAAACAAGCAAAAAGAGATAAGAACTTAGCGTTGTTTAACATTGCAATTGCTACGGCAGAGGCAGTAATTAGGGCAATTGCTGCATCTCCTGAAACACTTGGGCTTCCTTTTTCTGCATTCGCAGCGGCAGCAGGTTTGGCTCAAGCGGCAGTTGTTGCAGCTAAGCCATTACCAAAGTTTGAGAAGGGCGGTGTTGTTGGCGGCAGGTTACACAGCAGCGGTGGCACGATGGTAGAAGCGGAGCGCGATGAATACATTGTCAATAGACGGCAAAGCATTAACCACCGCAGGGAGCTTGACGCGATAAACAGCTCAAGTGATGCTTTCAGGAAGTTAATCGAGCAACGCTATGTAAGACCAGCGTTAATGAACTTTGCGGCATCTAACCGCAATAAGCAGGGCGTAACAGTTAACGCATCGCTAAATAGTAAGAGTATGGAGAAGGAGATAAGAGGAATGCGCAAGGACTTAAAGAGCCGCAATGTAGTGATAAACATAAACCAACAAGATTCAAGATACCTATGGCAGTAGATGTTAAGTTTATAATTGACGGAGCAGACAGAGGTCAACCAACCAATCTTGAAGATTTTGGCGTATCGGTTAAATTAGATAACTCGATTAATGCGCGTATTGTTTCATTCGATAATGATTTGATATTTGTTGGCGGTGTTTATGAGTACCTATTCAACAATCTTATTGAAACGGGTGGATGTTCATTGGTAAGTGTTGAGGTTCAATACCAATGCGCTGGGCTTTACAAGCGGTTGACAAACGGTTACATAATTGTAAGTGAATGCAGATTTGAATTAGACAAATGTCAGGTTACAACTAAACTTTATGATGATAGCTTTAGCACCAAGATAAACAACAACAAGAGCATACCATTCTATTCAAACTCCAACATTACAAAAAACTTGCAGCCAGTTGTTCCACCAACTATTCACGATGTTGCTTTTTTTAATGTAACCAACGGCGTTTATGATACAGTAAATCGCGTTGGCTGTATTAAGGTATATGACGCGCTGAAGTTTCTTGTTGCTTGTATGAGTGATAACTTCGTGGATTTTGAAAGCGACTATTTTAGAACTCAAGTAAATTCGCAAGGTTTTGGCAAAACATTGATGGTAACGAATGGCTTAGCTATTAGAAGCCCAAATCAAGCTCCAACTCAACTGGTATTTGATAAGCTATTTCAGGCACTCCATAAAAAGATAAGGCTCGGAATGGTTATTGAACGGCAAGCTAATGGCAGACCATTATTAAGAATTGAAGATTATACCTACTTCGAACAGCTTGGTGCTGATGTTAATTTATACGACCAGCCAAATATAAGATTAGAGTTTGACAAAGAGCAGCAGTACCAAGCGGTGAACTTTGGCTCTGAGCCGTTCTTATATCCATCAGAGTGCAATGGTGGCAGCGGCGGTTGTACCTTTCCTCAGATTGCCTTTAGAGGATTTAAAGATGAGACCTTTGGTTTTCTTGGTGAATGTAACACCTCCAATATTTTCGATTTAAAAAGCGGCGAGGTTGTATTTGATACAAATGTTATTGACGATATTTATCGTTACAACAATAAAGAGTACGACCTAAGTATGGTGCTTGTTGATAGCAACTGGATTGGTAATATCTTTTTTACTCCAATCTTTGCAGATGACCAAGACCCTTTAGGAATAGGTGGGCACGTTTATAATAGTGAATATAGAAATGAAAATGTATCGGCTAACTGGCTCGGTGGTTTTCCCAATAGCTTGTTTCAATATTTGTCGGTTGGATTTAATCCAATAGAGACTATTGTATTTGCTAAATCAAACTACTCAGGTACGTTTCCCTTTTGGCAAATTGACTTTGGTGGTGATTTAGATTATAGCACTTACAACGGCAGCTATATACAATTCAATGACCAAATATCAGATATTTATAATTTATTTGACGGAGAAACATATACCGTTCCTTTTACCGGACTTTACACCGTGCTTGGAAGCATAGCACTTGAAAGGATATTGCTCGGTGCTGCTGACAATACCGGAAGGAATTTTAGAGTTTTAGTGCGCAGGTTTGATGCTTCAGCAACTTTGCTGCAAACTGTTGTCGGAGAGTTGTCGGAGGTTACTCTCGGAAAGTTTGATACTTATGCGGATTATAGTGTTCAGGTAGCTTGCGATGCAACTGACCTTATTAGAGTTGATATACTTGGAAACTTTACTTCCAATATAGGTGCAACATTAGGGCAGGGATTACTTAACACGGCAACTTACAATGGAGTAACAAGAGAAACAAATGTTTATATCATTGGTTCTCCATTTGAGCCAACTGCATTAGCGCAGGTTGACCCGAACTCCGTACGCAGGTTAAATTACTTTTTCGACCGCCCACTACGCATGGAGGAGATTGAGGATATACTTGACAACACGAGCAAGCCAATTAAGTTTGGCAGGTGGGATGACCCGCTGCGAGTAATTGAAGGATATATCAAGAATGTTAATATTAAGAGCATCATTAAGCAAGATGCCTCTATTGAATTAAAATCAAACAAGATACTACGATGAGCTTTACTTCCATACCTAATCAACCGATAATCTTTAACCCAACGAGCGAGGTGCAATGCGAAGGCTGCGGCACTCCTTACCAGCAGCTCATTGACTTCAACGATGAGATATTTTTTCAAGTGGAGACAACACCCTGCGAAGGCTCGGAGCTTGTTATTGATGAAGTGTTAACCGCAGGATGGGGAGCGGTTGTTGATGGGCTTGCTTGTTCAACTGCGCTCAATAGCGGCGGCTTTTATCAGCAGGATTTGTATATGAATTACAGCTACGAGCTGTTCCAAGTTACGTTCACTATTCAAACATTGCAGCAGGGCAGCTTAACAATTCAGTTGCTCGGTTCATCCTCTTATACCTTTACGCTTCCCGGCACTTACACGCTGTACTTCAATGGTCCGACTGTGTCAGCAAGCAGCATTACATTACGCTTCACCTCAACGAGTTGGATTGGCTGCTTGGATGTGGAAAGCATCACAGTCAATGGGCTTGCATCGGTGCAGCAGATGATAGTTGGAATAGTAGATGCCGATACATTGGAGACCGTTGACATCATTGCACCAACGTACACAGTAAAGGATAACAAGATAACTGGCGGCTTTGCTCTTACCGACTTGGAGCTTGGCGCTGGATGTTACCGACTTGCGCTCGTTGACTTCTGCACCAACACTTGCGGACAAAGCTATGTGTTTAATGGCAACTTAATGGAAGGTCCGTTCGGTGTTGAAGGTTGGACATTAGGTGGCACTGACTTACCAGTGCTTACGCAGGGCAGCGCAGTGTTTGATATAAACATTATGGATGGTACTTCAGTTATGACATCCAATACCGGAGTGCAATTATGCGAGGGGTTAACATACAACATAAGCGTGTTTATTCAAAGCAGAACCGATGTAATCATATACGCTGTGCTCGGATCAAACCAAGTTGAAATATCGGGCAGCGGCAGTCAAACAGTTTCATTGGTAGCAGGTGCAGGAACAGACTATTTGCAAATATTTGTAGAGCAAAGCGGCGCTGGCAATGGTTATGCAGAGCTTACAAGGTCAATAAGAGTTAGCGTTGCACAAGAGGACATCACTTGGAACGCTTACACCGATGTTCTCGCCATCGGCGATTACAACGACCCTTGCAAGTATTACAAGATTGAAGGTTGCAACGCTGAGGACCAGTTCAATCTTGCCTTTGGTGGCAGCTCTTTCCTTCCTGCGATAAGGTTGGAGGGTCGCAAGTTCAGAGCGCAGTATGTTACGGAGGTGAACAACTTCAGATTCTCATCAGGCGGCTGGGCAACAACTTACGTTGACCGCGAGAAGAAGTGGACCTTTGCCTTCGGCAGGCTACCTGAGTACGTGCTCGACTTCCTTAGCACCATCTTTTATTATGACAACTGCTATGTTAACGGCGATTTATATTACCCAATAGATGGGGAGTTTCCTGATGTGGAGTATAACGATGCCGACGACTTGGGAGCTATAAGCGTTGACCTTGCGCTTAAGAAGTCTAAGGTGCGCAAGATTCTATGCAGCAACACGAGCGCTGACTGCTTGCCTTCAATACTTGACAATACAGAGCCGTTTATTCTTACCGAAGATTTGCAAAGAATAACAACAGAAGATTCAGTTAATTTGTATTACGAAAATTAATATATTTGCAACACCATAGAGAATAAAGTAGGTGTACTTGACGCGACCTATTCAACAGCGCAACAATTATATTAATACTTTACTAAAATGGCTTGTGTATCTTATTGCGACACATCACTGCTGGAGCACGACTTGGTGCTCTGCAACGAATATAAACTTGGCGGGGTTTCCGCTATCATAGTAGGCTCATGTGGAACAGAGCTTGTTGACCCATCAGATAATGTTGAAGTTGAGGCATTGCTTAACGCTGGCACTGCAAGAATGATAAGCGATATTCGCTTTGCGCTTCCTGCTGGTTCACCGATAACAGTTGATTCACCAATCGGCTGCGGCACTTCAATCAGAATCAATGAAGATAGGACTGCTACATTGTACGATGCGAATGTTACCGATGGCAACAGCATCTTCTGGAACGATGTAAATAATCGCCGTATCTCTTGGATTCTTGCGTATATGTGCGACAGCGGAAAAGTGATTTACATCACCGCTCCAGTTGGTATCACTACTTCAGCTAACTTCATCTTGCCTGAGCAGAACAACGAGCTCCAAAGATATGAGGTAACTTTCTCTTGGAGAAACAAGAACATTCCTGCACAATATGACGCACCTGCTGGCATATTCAACTAATCCTATTCAGAGCATCACTCCATCAACTGGAGTGGTGCTTCTTGCATTCGGTAAGGTGCAATACTATTGGGCTGCTTATAACCTTGCTTTCAGCATCAAGAAGTTCAATCCATCAATCAGCATTGCGTTAATTGTGGATGACAAAGGCAAAGCGATAAGCCAGTGCAACGAGCTTGCTGACCTGATTGATGTATTTGCCGACATAGCGCAAGAAGATATTTACACAAACAAAAAGCTTGATCCGGGTAAGCTAAAGGTCAAGCTATACGACTACCTACCATACGAGCGCAATTTGTATCTTGATGTAGATGCGGTTGCACTTAAAGACATTCAGCCAATGATTGAGGAGCTTGCTCAATCTGGCAAAGATTATATTAGTCATTGCGTTGGCTATCACACCATCGACAAGGGGCGCGACTTCAAAGAGATGCAGTGGGCTTGGGCTGACAAGATGTGGAAGCACTTTGAGCTCGATGCCGATACTGTGATGCCTGCCATTAACAGCTCAATGCAGTGGATTGTGAAGGGCAAAAAGGCGAAGGCGATATATACAACAGCGCAGGACTTATACCTGAACAATCCGATTGAGCTCAAAGACTTAAGGATGAAGTGGGGCGGCTCACAGCCAGACGAGTTGTATATGAATGTCGCACTAGCGATTCATAATGTTGACCCTGCACTTAAGCAATACGAGAAGATTAAGACCAGCGAGGGCGGCATGATTCACTTCGCAATGACAAGAGGGCTCACCTTTCAGGAGATTACTCAACACTATTACTTGCAAAGCTATTATGGCGGCGCGGGCTTCACACCAAACTTCTACATTGATTGGCTCGATAGGATGCTTAAAGCAGACCATCAAGCAATTGGCAAAAGACATATATATTTAATTCATAGAATCACACAAAACAAATTCGCAGATGCAAAGAGGTAGACCCAAAAAAGTAGTTACAACAGCAACATTCACAGAGGTTGCGAGGCACGATTGGAACTCAGAAGATGAATGCGGCTTGTTTCTTGCTGCGCTCATAAAGATGGCAAAGTATAGCACTGTGCTTGAGATTGGAGTGTTTGAAGGAGAAACCTCGCGGCATCTTATCAGCGCATTGCCGCAGGGTGGTCAGTATGTTGGCATCGACATTAACGACTATCGCAACAATGCCACTAAGGCATCAATGACAAGCAAGGGCAAAGCTATTGACTTCATACTTGGCAATTCATTAGAGGAGCTAAGCAAGCTGCCGTCAAATCATTTCGATTTGATATTTGTTGATGGAGACCACTCTTGGGAGCACGTAGTTAATGAGTTCAAGTTGGTTGAGAAGGTATTGGCAAGGGGCGGGGTGATAGCTTACCACGACACTATCCATTTAGAAGGACCGCGCAAATTGGTTGAATACGCTGCGCATTATGGCTATAAAAATATAACGCTGAACACCACAGAAGGTAGAGGCATTTCAATTTTACACCGATGAAAACAAAACCAAAAGTTATCAAGATGTGCGGCGGCAAGAAGTGCGGCAGCAACTGGGCAGGAGCAACAACCGGCACTGCCTTAAATCCAATTAAATTAGCAGCATAACATAAGTCATGGAGGACATACAGAAGATTGTCGATAAATTTATTTCCAAGCACAAAGCATGGCATCAGTACAATTTATCCAATCCAAAGAAAGGCACTAAGTACCCGGAATATTGGAGCGGCTACAATTATGCTGCACGGATGTATGACAGCATCTTACCGCACAGCCGCTCGGATGTTTACCCTGAGCACTTGCTTTCTGTACGCGCTCCAAATCAAACCGATGCGCAGGCTAACTACATTAAGGAGAACTATAAGGCAACAACGCTGAGTGTGTTCGAAGATTTCAAGAGCACGATAAGCCGCGCATTTGCCGACCAAAACTGGAGCATAAGGTACAACGGCGAAGTTGACCCGCGATTCGGTGAGGAGACCTTTCAGCAATATGTTAACAATGAGATTGAGAAGTTCGGCTCATTGGAAATGTTCATCAAGAATATGCTTCCAACTTTGAAGCTCGTAGATGCCAATGGCATCATTGCGATATTCCCTGAGGATATATACACAGACGAGGAAGGCACTATCACCAACGACCTGATAAAGCCGATGCCTGAATACTACAACTGCAAGAACATTGTAGGGCAGGACTTTGGCGAGTATTACTTAGTAATCACCGATGACTACTCCAATGTAAAGGTTGGCAGCAAGATGGAAAAGAGCGGAATGATTCTTGAGCTATATGGCAAAGAAGCAATCTATCGCATCGAGCAGGTAGGCAAGAAGTCTGACTTCACCTTTAGCGAACCAGTGCTTGTGTTTCAGCATAACTTAGGCTATGTTCCTGCAATTAAGTTGATGGGCTCACCGCAGCTTATTGGTGATGAGCTTGCGTTCCAATCGCCATTCATTACAGCAGTGCCACTACTTGACCAAGTGATACTTGATGAGAGCTACTTGCAGATGAGCAAGGCTACAAGCGCATTCCCTTTTATGGTTGCGCTTGGCGAGATATGCGAGTTCACCGATAAGGAAGGCAACCGATGTAATGATGGGCAGATATTCGACCCTATCAACGGCGGCTATCGCACCTGCGGCAGTTGCTCAGGTAGTGGAGTAAAGAGCAGATTCTCACCAACAGGAATGCTACTCATTAAACCAAAGACATCAATCAGCGAAGGAGACACCGGATTGAGCGGTGAGTATCTTAAGTTCGTGTCTCCACCGATGGAAACATTGAGCTTCTTGCGCACCGAGATTGAGCAGCAGATGGCAAAGTCAAGAAGGATATTGCACTTGCCATCGAGCGATGAGAGCGGAACTATTGGCGAGGCATCCACAGCAACGGGCAGCTTGAATAAGTTGCGCAGCTTGTATGCGTTTATTAAGCCAATCTCAGACCAGCTATTTACTATTTATGAGTTCTGCTTAGTAACAATCGGGCGGATGAGATATGGCGATTTATTCGGCGGCGTTAACTTAGTATATCCGACATCATTCGACATTAGCACTCCGAGCGACTACCTTGCAGTAATTAGCGAGGGGGTTAAAGCAGGAGTGCCGCCATCAATTACCTTTAGCAATGTGTACAACTACATCAGAGCGATTCACTATACAGACGACGAGACAAGCGCGATATACGACTTAATTATCAATGCCGATGAATTGCTGCTAATGAGCAATGCGGATGTATTAGCGAGGCTCGCAAGCGGCACAGTTGAGAAGTGGCAGGATGTATTGCACAACAGCGCACCTCAGCTTATTATGGAGTTGATTAGAGATTACATTCCAACCGAAGGAGCTCCGACATTCCTAAGCCTACCAATGAGCGATAAGATAAGACTATTGCAGGAGAAGGCAGCGGAAAAAATCAGAGTACAACTTGACCCAATAGCGCAGGCGCAACAAACATTATTGAATGGCATCGTTTGAGCAGCTCGTTAAAGAGAAGATTAAGCTGCTGGAAAGTGTACCAGAGAGCATTGCAACTGCGGCAATCAAGGCACAGCGCGATGCGTGGCGAAAGATTGAACCAATGTTGCAGGAGATGGATGTCGACGCCGATGGAAACATTGCACAGACAGAAGACAACATCCGAAGAATTGGACTAATAACAGACGAGCTAAATAAGTCGCTGGCAGGGGGTGAGTATCGCGATGCGGTGCAGTCCTTTCTCGGCTCAATAGATGAAGGCGTACAGCTAACAGACGATATTGCAAAGAAGATTGATAGCTCCTTTAAGCCTGACAACGTGCAGAAACAGCTATTGGCAATATCCAAGCAGAATGCAATCAATGCTTTCTTTGGATCGGGGCTTCGGCAAAATGTTTCAGTGCCATTCTTAGAGCAGCTAACTGCGAATGTTGCCGCAAGAGCGCCGCTAAACCAAGCTGTTAAGGCGCTCAAAGGAGTTATTGAAGGAACGGAAACAACAGACGGCAGGCTGCTTGCTAATGTGCGCACCACCGCAGGAACAGCGCAGGCGATTGCAGACCGAAGCTATTCAGCAGCAGTTAATGAGGAGCTCGGCATTGAATACTTCCAATACTTAGGAGGCGAGATTGCAACAACAAGAACTTTCTGCCAGCACCGCGAAGGGCAGATATTTCACCGCAAAGAGATTGAATCATGGGGCAATGGCGAAAATAGCGCAGGCATTAACGACATACGAGGCGGCACTTGGGATGGTCGCATTGATGGCACTGATAGCAAGACAATCTTTACCTTTGTTGGCGGTTGGAACTGCCGCCACTACCTTGTGCCAATAATTGCCAATAGAGTGCCTGCCTCAATTAAGGCAAGAGCGAAGGCGGAGGGGTATGTGGAGTGATTGCCGAAGTTTTGTTGCGGGTAGCCAGTAGTTAGTTGCCATTTTTTGACAACTCTAACTTTTTCAACTCTATTTCAAGCCTTAACTTTTCTTTTTCAAGTTCAATCATTTCTTTTTTATACTGAATGTCTTTATTCAGTTCTTTGCCAAATTTATAAGCCCCACCAACTAAAACGAGTAATAAAACGGCAACTAACAGCACATTGCCAAAAGTGGGGGTTTCATTTTTCATATCAACATTTTCCATATTATCAAGTTTTGTATTTTAATTAAACATTAGTGGTACAATGCCCCACCTTCGGCAATCTGCGACCCGTTATAGGCTATTAATAGACCCTTCATAATCTGCCTCGACTGCTTTTAACGAAAGACTTTTTTTGCCTCCTTTAGTTTTAACCCAAGCGGATAACCTATAAATTTTATCTTCAATTTTGATATATCCTCCATAGTCAGGAGATTTATCAGTTGTTTTCATTGGGAATTGGTTTAGATGTCCTGCACCTTCCAGTAGTTCCTCTAAATACTTTTTTTTGTCCATTGTTTTATTATTTATGTGATTAAAAATTTAACAGCCTATAACAAGGTATTTGCAAAATTGCCCATTAACATTTGTGCTTAATTTGAAGTATCTGCAAGGGCAACTTCGCAAATACCCGACCGTTATGCCCCATTATAAACATAGCGTTCCATAGCAAATTTAGCCGACAACATTTCCTCATCTTTTGGGTATTCTCCAATCTTTGTAAAGTGTTGCAATGTGTTTGGCAAGTTTTTATTCCACGGATAATAGTTTTCGCATCCGTATTTTAAAGAAACCATATTGTGTTCAGGTTCTTCATAATCTTCAAATGATTTGGCATCGGTTATTGTAATAACGTATGCTTTCATTTTAAAGTCATTATCACGCTTAACAATTATTCCAATGCTATCGGCATAATGATATTTATGGTCGCCTCCATCTTCGGAGTAAAACACAATATCGTTTTCTTTAACTTCTGACCCGTCTTTATAAAAATAACGGGGCATAACAGCACCTACCAAAAAGGCGGGGCTTTCGGCTTCGTTAGAAGCATTTGTGGTTACATTATCATTCATCTTTCTAAGTTTATTTTGTGGTTAAAATCCCGCCCTTCTGGTAGCTGCAAAACGTTAGCGGAAATGGTCAGACGTTGTATCTAACAGCAGAAACCATTGCTATCAACAATAAAATACCTGCTATAATTGCACCATCTGTCCCAAACATTTGTCCAATGCAAAACATTACACCGCCTGATAATATTGTTGATACAAACATATACCATCCAGTTCCCTTTTTAACTTTCGATAAACCACTACCGCTAACAGCATTTTTGCTCAATGCGGGGTTCTCGTTTTCTAAGTTTGTTTTTTCTGTATTCATAATTTTCGTTTTTTAAGTAAGTTTATCTTCATCAATCCCGCACTAAGCAAAGCTGCAAACCGTTACCATTCACTCGGTGCTTCTTCGTATTCTTCGCCGCTGCCATCGCACTGCTTGCATTCAATAGTATGTTCGCGCCTGCACTCATCGGTGCAATCGGCGCACATTGTTTCAACTGCGCAGTCGTTCACAAAGCAGCGCACTGACTGCTCAAGAATATAACCTGCACCCTCGCATCGGGTGCAATCAATTAATCGGAGGCGGTGGATCATGCGTTTGCGTAGCTTATTAGTTTATTAAAGTTTGTAAAAAATCTTCTTTGCATTTCTTGGTTAACATTATCATAGCAAATAGCTCTGCTGAAATCTTCAATTATATTTTTAGAAGTATTGAAACCTGCTGAGAATTTAAGACCATTAATTGAAAATTCAATATCCATGTTGTATCCGTTTACATCAACTACTGTATATTCTACATTCATTTTTGTAAGTTTAGAAATTAAGTTTGCTGTTGTCATGTTTTCGATTTTTTGAGTGAATAATTATAGGGCAAAGATAATACTTTTTTTTAATTATGCAATAGGCAATCAAAATAATTATGTATTTTATTTTCAAATAATATTTATCTTTGCGGTATGACCTATTATATATTAAGCGATGGCAGCATTAAACAAGCAACAGACGTGCTTGCCAAAGAGCTAATAAAAAGAGGCGCAAGAGAATTGAAACTCACACCAATAGAAATAAATTATGAAACAAGAGGAAGCACTGGAGCTGGTCAAGTTCCTGAACTTAGAGGAGGCAACAGACCTCGAAGCGGCAAAAGAAAAGTTCCAAGAAAATTGGATTAAACAAGAGGAGGTAAGCAGTAAAATCGGCAAGCTCACTGGCACTATTGCGAATGTAACACGCAAAGCATTTGAGCCGTTCGGCATTGTGCTAACTGATGAAGATTTCAAAGGGCAAAAAGTTGAGGAGGTTATCCGCAACGCATCGGAGAAGGCAAAGTCAGAATACGAAAAGCAGCGCGAAGATTGGGAAAAGCGAGCATCAGGCAACGGGTCAGAGGCGCTTATCCAAGAGTGGGAGAAAAAGTATAAATCACTTGAGCGCAAGAGCAACGAGCTTGATAGCGCTCGCCAAGATGTGATGTCGCAGTTCGAGAATTATAAGCAGCAAGTTGCAACAGAGATGAAGAATAGCAAGATTAACAATTCATTCGAGAAGGAGCTGGCGAATTTGAAACTTGACCCAACAGTTAACGAGTACACCATTCGCGGCTTTAAGTCTGCCGTTACTGAGAAGTATGCAATCGACTTAGAGGAGGATGGAGCGTTCATTGTCAAAGATAAAAAGACGGGCGAGCGCCTGAAGTCTAAAGAGAAAGCAGGCTCATTCTTAAGCGTTTCAGATGTGCTATTGAAAGAGGCAACAGAAGCAGGAATAATCCAAAAGAATCCGCACGCTGGTGCAAAGTTTCCAAAGCAAACGCCGTTCACTCCAATACTTGAGCAGCAGAATAGCAAGTTGAAATCTATCAATCCAAGATTTTATACAAAGTAAGTAACCATTTGCAATTGGTAATCGTATAGCGCATCGTGGTTGATGTTGTTTTTTAAGTGCTGGGCTTGTTTTGTTCAGCACTTTTTTTTATACCTTTGCCATTCTCTATGTGTAGTCGGCAGGACTTTAGCTGCAACCAGTAGGCATTATCGCATCAGCCTTTAGAATACGATGTACTAATTTGAAAACTACAAACGACTATATCATGTCAATATCAAGAATACTATCCGAATGTCCTAACGTACAGATGTGGTTAGGAGAATTATTTATCGAAGTTGGTCAACGCGAGCAACTACCTTTCTTAGAGTTTTTATTGTCTCCTGAGAATGTAAAATTAATCAGAACCGAAGTTGCACCGGGCGGCGGCAAATTAAAAACCGTACAAGCTCGTTGGATTCAGCGCTTGCCTGAAACAGAAGTTGAAGAAGGTGGCAACATCTTAACTTGTACTTCTGATAACACTTACGGCGATACAACTACAACTTACACAGTTGATACAACTGACACTTACATTGCTTCTCAATTAATCAATGCTGCTGACATCGCTCGCCATTGCCAAGAGAACTCTCGCTATGTGCTTGAGAGCATCATGCGTTTGATGGATGTACTTGACCGCAAAGTAGCTTCTGCTGCTGCTGTTCAAGCGGTTGCTGCTATCGGTAACTGGGGAACAGATGTTGAAGGTTTCTATACCGTAACTTCTGACTGCTTAGTGATTGATACAATCAACGGCAATGAGCCTAACCCATTTGCTATTGCTGACATTCAGCAAGCTACAAGAATGGCAAACTATCCATCTGCTCCAGTTGCATTCGGTGGTGCTGCAATGCAGCGTTACGCAAATGCGATGGCTGCTGGGTGCTGCTCTCAGTACGGCATCAACTTATTGGAAATCACACAGCAAAACGGCTTTGGCTTTGCTTATGATTCAAGATTAGCTGCTGCGCAAGGATCGCAAACAAAAGCGTTAATCACAACAGCGGGTGCGTTGCAGTGGTTATCATTCAACTTAGCTGAGTGGAACGCTGGCATCACTCCAGTTGCAGGAAGCAACTATTCAAAAACTTTATTGTTCACTCCTGCTGGCTTACCAGTTGATTTGACAATGAAGGATGATTGCGGTAACTTATCTATTGTATTAACTACAACTGGTATCTTAGCTGCATTGCCAACTGACATCTACGAGGCAAGCGATAAGTTTGCAGGTGTGAACTATGTAAACTGCGTTTCAATTGTAAACCCGTCTTAGGCTCGCAGTTTCTACTAAGTGAAGACTTGGATGAACTGTTGAGCGAGAGCGGAGATAATCTACTAACGCAATAGAATTGGAGAGGTGTATGCCTCTCCTTTTTTTTTATATTTGCAAATAAAAATATCAATCAATGTGCTACGATAAACTACTTGGATTGAAGGGGTGCGATAGACCTGAGCCTACAACGGGGCTATATATAGATGACTTAGGAATAAATCAGACCTTACTTGGTCAGCTAATCACTAACCAATATATGAGCGGTGTTGAGCTATTTGATGCGAAGCTCGCGTTTGCGTGGCGTAAGATGTCAAGTGATATGCTTTCGCGATTGTCTCCAATGATGAAGGCTGACACTGTAATTGATAGCAAGAGGATTGGACAAGTATTGACCAACGCGAGCAATCTTGACTTAGCGCTCGGTGCTGGCAAGTATGCAGGTATAAGAGTAACCATCGACCCAAATCAACTTAGCTTTCTCAACTTCTATTTATCGAGCCTAAAGATTGACATATATACAATGGCAACGCCAGTGCCGATATTGGTATTTGATATGCAAACGCTTAAGCTCGTTGGTACATTCAACTATCAATCAGAGGCGGTTGAGGAGTTTATCGGCAGGACCTACAAGGCGAATCGCAGGAAGTTAGATTTAGCTTTTGTCTATGAGTCGCTTTATGATACAACAAAAATGATAACCAAGAAGGGCAGTTGCTACGATTGCGGCGGCGGAGTGAGAGCTGCACACATTTGCCCATTTGTCGATGCTATTGGAATTGAGCTGACAACAGACGGCACTGATGTGCTGACTTCTAAGAACAAGAAATACACTCAAGGTATGTCAATGGTTTATAATGTTAACTGCGACCGCGAGGCGTGGCTGTGCAGCATTGGTGGATTGATGGCGATGCCGCTTGCTTATGCAACGGCGGTGGAGATATACGATTACTCGCTAACCATTGCACCAACCATTAGAGTGAATACAACGGTGAGTGTTACAAGGGAAACGATAATTGAAGCAAGAGACATTGCAGCAACAAGATACAATGAGGAGCTTGCAGCGATGTTGCAGAATATGCGCCTACCTGATGACAACAACTGCTTTGATTGCCGCAAGAACATGAAGTATGTAACAGCGCTTCCATAATGGCAACACCCAAACAGATCAGCGAACGAATTGACGCGCTCTTTGCAGAATGGAGCGGCGGCTTTACTCCGTTATTTTTCGCAGTGCTTGATATGAAGCGATTGATGGATATCAGAATATTTGGAATAGGTACAAGCGGCGGGAGTAATACCGCAGGACAGAAGCTACCAACTAAGCCATACACTCCTGCGTATGCGCTAATCAAGCAAAAGAATGGCAGACCGCCATTAGAACTAACTGGCTTTTTAAGAAGGTCGTTTGGAAAAGACAAAGATTCTGTATTTAATCAGGGCTTCGGGTCGGCTATTTTTATAGCAGCAGATGAAGCAGGAAAAGCAGAAGGATTACAATATGGAAATGGAAAAGGCTTTAAAGGTTACGGACCAATCTTCCAACCAACAGACGAGGAGCAGAATAAAATGCTTGAACTACACGCAGAATTATTAGCGGAACAAATCGCAAACAATCTAAGCAAACCATGAATCTACTAAAGACCATAATTGAAAGACTTAATCAGCGCATTGAGGTAGCTAATATCTTCGATAAGCAGTTCAGCTTATGCGAGCTTAACGCAAACGGCAACGATAAGGCTTGGGTGCATTACATCGGCAACGGGCAGGCTGAGGTTGTTACCAACTTTGATGCAAAGAACGGAACGCTTTTTTGGGCTAAGCGCAGCAAGGTAACAGTTAACAAGACCGATGCCTACAAGATGAGCGGATGTAAGCAGTTATACATCACGACCTTCCCGCTGACGGCTTATGCAATCGTGCGCAAATCGCACCTACCTTGCGATGGTGAAGACGCGCAGGATTGGTTAGCATCAAGAATCTACAAGCTCGCATCAGGCACTGACCCGCTATTCAAGCAAAACATAGGGGTTATTAACTATGAGGTAGTACCAACGGGCTACATCAACGAGATTAAGACCTTAACAGCCAACTATGAATGGGCTTGCGTTTCTGTTGATATGGATGTGCAGGTTATCACATCGAGCGAAGATGGCTGTTATGACACTTGCGCAACGGGCGATATTCCGCTTCCTGACTTGCAACCTTGCACACCTTGCTTAACAGAGGTTGCTGTTGATGGCGTTACAATAACTGGAAACGGAACAGAAGCAGATCCATTGGTGGCAATCGGTGGCGGAGGCGGAACACCTCTTAGAACTCAAGATGAAGGCAGCAACGTAAGCACCAACACAACAACACTTAACTTCACTGGCGATGGAGTAACTGCAACACTCACATCACCGGGAGTAGTTGAGGTAAATATTCCATCAGGAGGCGGCGGCGTTGGATCATTGCAAGATGTTACCGATGTTGGCAATAGCACAACCAACGACATTGACTTTATAGCAAATGCAGGACTGACCTTTGACAATGGTGCGCTATTCCGCAAAGGTACAACCGATGCAGGCAACGGCGGCGCTAAGGGCACTGCGCAAATCTGCTCAATAAGCTATGAGCTAAAGTGGGAAGCAGGGCGGCTTTACTATATGGAGCAGGATGGCTTCACGATTCGCGATGTAACGCATAATTTTACATTTGTACCTCAGCCAACAGATGATTCAACTAAGGGCTTCGTAGTGGGCTCGCGTTGGAGTTTAGATGATGGTACTGTTTACCTTTGCAGCGATGCTACAATCGGTGCAGCAGTTTGGGCGGTGGTAAGCACTGGCGGCGTTACTTCGGTAACTGCAACATCGCCAATATTCTCAAGTGGCGGCACTACTCCCGACATCTCAATTCAGCCTGCCAACTTATTCGATGATGGTTACCTTACATCAGCGGACTTTGCGAGCTTTGCAGGCAAGTTCGATGTACCAACTGGAACAAGCGCGGATTATCTCGATGGCACTGGAACACCGACAATATTCCCGACCATTCCAAGCGGCGGTGTTACATCGGTTAATTCAGGCATCAATATCAATGTTGACAATACCAACCCTGCTGCACCAATTATTAACTCCCTTTCTGATAGATATAAGACATCTTCAACAACATCGAACAGCGTAAGCAACGGCTCAAAGAGCTTCACTGTTGACTTGAATCTTTCTTATATACCATTGCAGGAGATACTTGTTGTGTTTGACCCTGCGCACCATATGCATGGCGAAGTAACATCTTATAACCCTGGAACGGGAGCGCTTGTTGTTGATATTAAGACTCATACTGGCAGCGGAACTTATTCATCATGGGTAATTAATCTCGATGGTACACCAGTGGATGCACTAACGGGCAGCGGCACGGCAAACGAGGTTGCATACTTTACAGCATCGAGGGTGTTAGCATCGCTGCCAGTTGCAACCTACCCAAGCCTAACAGAACTGAGCTATGTTAAAGGAGTAACAAGTGCAATTCAAACGCAGATAAACAGCAAGTTTAACACTCCGGCAGGCACTACATCGCAATATGTAAGAGGCGATGGCTCACTTGCTGCCTTTCCTAATGTGCCAGCTTTTTTGCCTTATATTACAGAGGTAATGTCGAGCTCTACTGCAACCAATAATTCTATTGAATACGTGGCATCGGTAAATAAAATCTATGTAACCAATGGAAGTAATAACGTCAATATATTTAATGCGACAACGGGCGAGCTATTGGCAACTGTTACCTTAACACAAGCACTAAGGGCAAGGTATATAAATAGCATTAATGAAGTATGGGTTACGAGCGTAAATGTGGCAAGTATAACAAGAATAAACCCAACAACAAATGCTGTTATTGGAACTATTACAACATCCATTGTAGCCAATGGTTTTGATATTTGTGAAATAAGTTCTACCAAAGTTTATGTGTCGATAAACGGAAGCGGTGGGGCGCAAAGAGTTCAAGTTATAAACCCTTCAACTTTAGCTTTTGTTGCTGATATTACAGCTTCTATACCCGGCTTTTGTAGCGGAATGGCTTTTAACAACAATCCTTCATCTGCCCAAAACGGAGTAGTGATATTAGGTAGTTCAGGTGGTGCTGTTACATTAATTGATTCAGCTACCAACACGGTAACGGTGGCAACAACTAATCCTGGTTCTGCTTTAAGTAATGTTTTTGAAATAATGTATTCTGCCGTTGATGATAAATATTATGTAAGTAGTCAAGCAAATAGTAGAGTAGTTTCTTTAAACATAACAGGAGCGACTACATTAACTTTAGACAAGATTAAATATAACGCTATTGCGAATATTAGTTTACAAATTGATGACGCTAACGATTTATTAATTATCAATCAAATAGCAAGCACCCCAACTCCTAATGTAATGTGCCACTTCATAAGAAAAAGCACATTTGAATCTTTATATAATATTATGACACCTGCACAGGGTGGTGCTAATACAAGGGCAGGTTTTGTAAGGGCTGATTTAGTAAACAAAAGAGTATTTTTAGCAGGTAGAAGTGCTTCATCAACAGCCGTTTTAACAGTAAAATATTAAAATATGAAAGTACAAATTAGAAAAGGTATTGTATTAGCATACGGTAAAGCATTAGAAGGAGATGATGTATATCAAGCTCCCGATGATTATTGCCCTGAAAAGTACACTTACACACCTATTGATATAGATGTGTTCAATCCTGATGGATTTATTGTTAACTTTGAAAACTCAAATAATTAATTATGGCAGGAATTAGAATAACAGACTTAACAGCGCTATCGAGCGCAGCAAATGGCGATTATCTTTGCATCGTTGATGTATCTGACACCTCGCAATCGCCTGAAGGTACGACTAAGAAGATTGAGGTTGGGAATATGTTTGAAAGCGGAACTTGGACACCGACCTTTAGTGATTTTAGTGGCGCAATAACAGCGGCAACATTAACTTCAGCTACTTATTCAAAGGTTGGCAATATTGTAACTTGTCAGATAAACTTAAGTATTACTATGGATTTTACCGCTCCAGTTAGTAGTGGGGAGTTTGAATTTACTTACCCTATCGCTACAACAACTGCAAATGGTGGTGGTTCGTTAAGTTCTAGTAACTTGGAAAATCAATTTAATGGTTCAGTAAGAAATAACAATATAGCAATATTTTCAGAAGATACCACTATTGACACTAATGCAACTTGCCACGCTCTATTCCAATATGAAATCAATTAGCCCCAAAGGCTTAGAGCTCATTAAATCCTTTGAAGGCTTGCGGCTGAATGCCTACCTTTGCGAGGCTAATGTGGCTACAATAGGCTACGGCAGCACCTATTATGCCAACGACCAGAAGGTAAAGATGGGCGATAAAATCACTAAAGAGCAGGCTGAAATTTTACTGCGTAAAACAGTGCGCGACTTCGAGCAGAATGTTAACGCGCTGCTCAACGGAGTGCAGGTCAACCAAAATCAGTTTGATGCACTGGTTAGCTTCGCCTTTAATCTTGGAACTGCTGCCCTTGCTAAGTCAACGCTGCTGAAATTAGTAAAAGCGAATCCAAACGACCCAGCAATCTCAAGGGAGTTCGGCAAATGGGTAAATGCAGGCGGCAAAAAGGTTAATGGCTTGGTAACGCGGCGGCAAAAAGAAGCAGAACTTTATTTTAAGCCCTTCGTATAACTACCCTATGCGGCGAAAAATAAGTAAGTCAAGACGGGCGCTCGATATTATCGTTAAATACTGGCGGTCCACAATAGGCTCATTAGTGGTATTAGCCTCCGTCTTTGCCCTTATTTTCAAGGCTATATCAACAGAAACACTTGCAGCGATTGTGGCAGCTATGATTGCCGCTGGTTATATTCCTAAAGCCAAAGAAGATGATAACTGAAAGAGCCGATACAATAGTTACTCTTGACACCTCCTGCA